CACTCTTCCTGAATATAATTGAACCTTATCTAAGAGATGTTCAGGGTCGTCGTGGTGTAACTGACTTCTTAGTTAAGTGTGATGCATCTAACAACCCACCAGAAGCAGTTGATCGTGGAGAGTTCTACGCGGAGATTTTCGTGAAACCAACACGCACAATCAACTACATTACATTAACATTCGTAGCAACTAGAACTGGAGTTGCCTTTAGTGAAGTAGCATCTTAAGTAAAAGAACATAGTTTTTCAGGGGGTTTCCGCACAGGTACCCCCTGAAAATTTTTATTAGTCTAAATATAACTGACGGAGACAACTAAAAAAATGGCAAAAAGAGGAACGATTGACGATTTTAAGGCAAATGTCGCATCAGACTTTGCTCGTCCTAACCTATTCCAAGTTGATTTAGCATTTCCCTCTGGAATCATTAATAATTCTGATTTGGTAAACCTTGGAAAGTTCACTGTCCGTGCAGCGAATCTCCCTTCTTCCCAGATTGGTGTTATTGAAGTTCCTTTTAGAGGACGTACGCTAAAGATAGCTGGAGACAGAACGTTTGAACCTTGGACAATTACTGTTATGAATGACAGTGCATTTGTTCTAAGATCCGCATTTGAATTGTGGGCATCAAGCATTCAAGCATATAACGAAAACTTCACATCAGCATCAGGACTTGGAGATGCAGATGATGCAACTGGATACTTCTCAGATATGAAAGTGCATCAGTTAGCAAGAGATATAAAGAATGGAGAGAAACCAAAAGTTCTCAAATCATATAAGTTCTATAACATCTTCCCTAGTGCAATCGCAGCGATTGATCTAGACTACGGAAACAACGATGCAATTGAAGAATTCACCGTTGAGATGCAGGTTCAGTATTGGACTCCTCTAGCAGACGCCAACGACTAACCCCCTAAATAGAACAGGAACAATAATTTAAACTTTAAATAATGTCAAATCAGCTCTTCGGTTTTTCACTGGAAAGAGCGAAGAAGGTTCCTAAGGGACCTTCTTTTGTTCAGAAAGACAGTATGGATGGATCGCAACCTATTGTAGGTGGCGGTTACTACGGATACTCTGTCGATATCGACGGAACAGTCCGCAATGAGTATGAGCTTATCTCCCGTTACAGAGAGATGGTTCTACAACCTGAATGTGATAGTGCAGTTGATGATATAGTCAACGAAACTATATGTGGGAACTTCGATGATGTTCCTGTGGAAGTTGAATTATCCAACTTACAGCAATCAGACAAAATCAAAAACTTAATCAGAGACGAGTTTCAAAACATTCTCCGTTTACTTGATTTTGATAATAGATCTTACGAAATCTTCCGTCGTTGGTATGTCGATGGGAGATTATTTTATCATAAGGTTATCGATCCAGATAATCCTAGTGGTGGAATGGTGGAACTACGTTATATCGATCCCCGTAAAATCCGTAAAGTAGTTGAATATGATCAGAAACGTCCTAACGATCTTCGTGGACTGGATCTAAACACTCAACTTACACAAAAATCTGGAGATTATTATCTATATAATCCTAAGGGTTTAAAAAATTCTGGGTCACAGCAAGGAATTAAAATTGCTGCAGATTCTATTACTTATTGTCATTCTGGTATACAGGATCTCAATAAGAATATGACATTAAGTCATCTACATAAAGCAATCAAAGCGGTTAACCAACTCCGTATGATTGAAGACTCATTGGTAATCTATAGATTATCAAGAGCACCAGAACGTAGAATATTCTATATTGATGTAGGTAATCTACCTAAAAACAAAGCGGAGCAATATCTTCGTGAAGTTATGGGTAGGTATCGTAACAAGTTAGTATATGATGCGAACACTGGTGAGATTAAAGATGATAAGAAGTTCATGTCCATGTTGGAAGACTTCTGGTTACCTCGTCGTGAAGGCGGTAGAGGAACTGAAATCACAACTCTTCCAGGCGGACAAAACCTTGGTGAACTAGAAGACGTTAAGTATTTCCAGAAAAAGTTATACAAAGCGTTGAACGTACCGTCATCAAGACTTGAAACTGAGACGACTTTTAACATAGGTCGTGCTGCTGAAATTACTAGGGACGAAGTAAAGTTCCAGAAATTTATTGCACGTCTCCGCAAGAGATTCTCAGAATTATTCATGGATCTCCTCAAAACTCAACTCGTTCTTAAGGGTACAATGACCCTTGAAGATTGGGATGATTTGAAAGAACATATCCAATTTGACTTTATTGCAGACAACTACTTCACTGAACTGAAGGAAATTGAAATCCGCAATGAACGTATAAACCAAGTGAACTCAATGGATCCTTACGTTGGCAAATACTTCTCATTAGAGTATATGCGTCGTCAGGTTCTAAAACAAACTGATCAGGAGATTAAAGAAATTGACGAACAAATGGATTCTGAGCGAGAGGCAGGTCTTATACTTGATCCTGAGGAAGCAATGGATCCCGCTATGGATCCTGGCGCTGCCCCAAATGGGGAAGCAACCGCAGGAGAAACTCCTCAAGTAGACGCGGGTGACGCGAAACGGGGAGAAATCTAAACTATAAATAATAAAGATGAAGGAACATTATGCCTACTGAAATTGCTAAACAAATAGTTCAACAAATCTTCGGAGACGACAAAGCAAAAGCTGTCGATGCCGTAAATGATGCATTGTCTGCAACTGCGTACGATGCCATTCAAGCAAGAAAAGTTGAATTTGCAAAGAGTATGGGGTTTGAATTAGATGATACCGCACAGGATGCTGCAGATGAAATTGCAGATAACCTACCTGACGGAACTCAAGAACCTGAAACTGTTGAAGTTGATGGTCGCAAACCTGAAGATCCACCAGAAGAACCTGTTGACACAGCACCTTCTTCTGTAGAACCAACCGAGGAACCAACAGATGAGACTAATAGCTGAAGAAATTACAACCGTTGATTTTATCTGCGAAGATAAAGAAGGCAAGAAAAATTACTTCATTGAAGGTGTCTTTCTACAAGCGGAACTAAAGAACCGTAATAATAGAATGTATCCTTTGAAGACTTTGCAGAACGAAGTCGCTAAATATTCGGAGAACTACATTCAAAAAGGGCGTGCCCTTGGAGAATTAGGTCATCCTGATGGTCCGTCAATTAACCTTGATCGCGTTTCCCATAAGATTCTTTCTCTTAAGGAAGATGGAAACAACTTCATAGGTAAAGCAAAACTGCTTGACACACCTATGGGTGGAATCGCAAAGAACCTCTTAGATGAGGGTGTCAAACTAGGTGTTTCATCTAGAGGCATGGGTTCAATTCGTAAAGAAGAGAACTGTAATGTTGTTATGGACGACTTTATGCTTGCAACTGCAGCAGATATCGTCGCTGATCCTTCAGCTCCTGACGCATTTGTCAATGGAATCATGGAAGGAAAGGAGTGGGTTTGGGATAACGGAGTCTTAAAAGAGGCAAAAGTAGCTCAAATAAAGAAAGAAATTGATCAAGCAACCCTTTTAAATCTTCAAGAACGCAAAGTTTCCGCGTTTGAGACGTTTTTAAAGAGTTTGTGATTTATAAATAAATACAGACAACGCAAAGCTAAACGGAGTTTAAACAAATGGCTGAGACCCTCGATAAAGAGTTAGATAACATGGAACAAGTGGACGAAGGCTCTGATCCAATCACTAAAAATGCAAAACCTGCAATGCCTATGGATTCATCCAAGGCGGGTAGTGCAAAGAAAGTGGTTAACGTAGATGGACCATTAAATTCATCTGAGGAAGGTGCTAAAGGAAACAAGAACGCAGGTGCTGCTGCTGCAGTAGGATTTGAAGGTTCTAAATCATTGAGCACAAAACCTAGTGCTGCATCCGCAAAACAAGAGGAGGTAGAAACGGAAGATGGCGAAAAAGAAGAAATCGCTGAAACCAAGTACGACTTTACTCAGGATGTTGACGCTCTTGTCGCAGGTGAAGAACTATCAGAAGAGTTCCGAGTAAGAGCCGCTACTATTTTTGAAGCAGCTGTTACCGCCAAAGTTAACGACGAAGTTAAAGCGTTGCAAGAAGCGTTTGAAACCACGCTGACTGAAGAAGTCGAAAAGGTTCAAACAGAATTGGCCGAGAAGGTTGATGACTACCTATCTTATGCTGCTGAATCATGGATGAAAGAAAATTCACTCCAGATTGAGCACGGTATTAAAACTGAGATGGCAGAATCATTCTTCAAAGGTCTAAAAGGTCTCTTCTTAGAGCACAACTTTACAGTGCCTGAGGAGAAGTTCAACCTGCTAGATGGAATGGCAGGAGAACTTGATGATATGGAAGCTAAACTCAACGAGCAAATCGATTCTAATGTTGCTTTGAACAAGCGCATTGGAGAGTTTGTTAAAATGGAAATTGTGAACGACGCGGCTACTGGTCTTGCTGAAACCCAAAAGGAGAAGCTAGCATCATTAGCAGAGGGTGTTGAGTTTGAAAATGAAGAAGATTTTCGTAAGAAAGTCCAAACTATCAAAGAGAGTTACTTTACTAAGAAGGCTGAAACTGCTACAAAGTCTGCAGTTGACCCCACAGAAGAAAGTTCTGCTCCATTGGTAGAAGAAACAGCAAGCGGTACAATGTCGAAGTACGTTGATGCACTCGCACGCTGGTCCAAATAATAAACTACTAAACCTAAAGGTAAATTTAAATGTCTTTAAATCAACTTCAGGAGAAGTGGGCACCCGTTCTAAATCACGAATCTCTTCCTGAGATCGAAGATTCTCATAAGCGTGGCGTCGTAGCACAACTCCTAGAGAACCAAGAAAAAGCATTAGTCGAAGAAGGTCAAATCCTTAATGAGACATTGCAAACCGCAGGTACTGGCGGATTCGGTACCGCAGCAACCGCAACAGGTCCTGTTGCAGGTTTCGACCCAGTATTGATCAGTCTAATCAGACGTTCAATGCCACAACTAATTGCATATGATATTGCAGGTGTCCAGCCAATGACTGGTCCTACAGGTCTTATCTTTGCAATGAGAACCCAATACGGAACAGAAACATCTCCTGCTAGTTCAGACTACAGAGAAGCATTCTTCAATGAGCCTAACGCAGGTTTCTCTGGTGCAGATGGTAATCGTCTTGCTGACTATGACCCAACTGCTAATGATGCAACTAACGATGCTGACGGTGCTAACCCAGCTCTCCTCAACGATAGTTCACCAGGAACTTACGAGTTAACAGGTGATGCTCAAGGAATGAACACAACTGCTCTTGAAGCAATTACAGATGCTGCTGCAGCAACTGCGTTCAGAGAAATGGGTTTCTCAATCGAGAAAGTAACTGTTACTGCTAAAGCGAGAGCTTTAAAGGCAGAGTACAGTATTGAACTTGCTCAAGACTTGAAAGCAATTCACGGTCTTGATGCCGAGCAAGAGCTAAGCAACATTCTCTCAACAGAGATACTTGCTGAAATTAACAGAGAAGTAGTTAGAACTATCTACGTTAACGCTGTTAAAGGTGCTCAAAACAATACTGCAACTGCAGGTATCTTTGACCTAGACGTTGACTCTAATGGTAGATGGTCTGTTGAGAAATTCAAGGGACTTCTTTTCCAAATAGAAAGAGATGCAAACGCAATCGGTCACGAGACAAGAAGAGGGAAGGGTAACATAATCATCGCATCTGCTGATGTTGTGTCTGCTCTTGGTATGGCTGGCGTTCTAGATTACGCTCCTGGTCTTCAAGGTAACAATGGTCTTGTTCCTGATGACACTTCTTCAACTCTTGTTGGAACTCTTAATGGAAGAATTAAGGTGTACGTTGACCCTTATTCAGCAAACGTTAGTGATAAGCACTACTATGTTGCAGGATACAAAGGTACTTCACCTTATGACGCAGGATTATTCTACTGTCCTTACGTTCCATTACAGCAAGTCAGAGCAATCAACCCTGACACATTCCAGCCAAAAATTGGATTTAAGACAAGATACGGAATGGTTGCTAACCCATTCGCTCAAGGTCTTACCCAAGGTTCTGGAGCACTTACTGCTAATACTAACAAGTATTACAGAAGAGTTCAGGTTGCTAACCTAA